CTATAATTTTTCACTTCTAACCCACTCTTCATAAACGTGCTCAGGCCATCCCAAAAATGTACCGCCTTTCGTTCTTTCTGGTTTAGGGAACTCGTTTCGCTTAGCGTACATCCTCCAAATTGTAGATTTGCTTTTGCCTGTTAGTTGTGTCATTTCCTTCCATTGGATATATCGCGTTGCCTTTCTAATCACTCCGCACCTCCTTTTCTATACCCGTTCATTAATATTTCTGCAGCAACTTCTGCTGGAGTTCCTACCCACATAGCCTCATCAATAATGTCAGCTAATTCCCACTTACTCAGATCTTCTATTGTTGTTGGTCGTGAGTCACTTGGAAAATTGTAATATTCACATTCTGCACCGCGCCTAACAGCCATCTCAATAATCTCCTCTATCGTGAAGTCTGTTTTCTGGTAGCCAGCATCCCAAACCACATCGACAACTGAAAGCGGATCACCCCATGCGTCTTTAATAATTTGTACAAGGTTAAAATCAAGTGTTGTCATAATATTCTCCCTTTGACCTTGCCACAGTGAGCGCATTGCATCATGAGTTTTTTGCCTCTCATGTATACGTCACCGAATTCATCTGATCGGGTATAATCATATGCGGCAATAAGAATCCATTGGTGCATGCCAAATAAACACTTCCAGTTTCGGGTATCTTTAATTTCGTTCATCTCAAAGCTCCTCGTTCAGAATACCCCTGATAAAACCAGCCCACATACCTAGGCCGAATATTGCAGCTTTTGGCATTCCTGATTCCACACCAATAACAGCAGTAGCCATGAATGCAATCGCGTAGATAATAAACCGCTTAAACGCTCTCATTGACCACCTCCATTAGCTTTTCAAGCTTCGTCACCAATTCATACATTTCACTTTTGTATTGACGCACTTTTGTTAATTCGCTCATGCGGCTGTTTATCTGAATCAGCTCATCATCAATTTTTACCAGCTCAGTGCGTAATTGCTTGCTGTTTGGCACGTTCATCGTTCCGTTTGAAACGGAGGCATGCTGTTCTGGTGTAAGGTGATTTTTCTCACCTTTAGGTTCCGGTGCTAAAGGGCGGATTTCTGCCATTTTATTTTTGATGTGAGTTTGTTCTAAAAGTAGGGAATTCCCGTCATTAGCCACATTTTGTAAAAGGGGTGATTTCTCCTCTTTAGCGTCAACCCACTGGTAAACTCTTGAGCCGTTTTTTACCTGACTAACCACATTTCCATTTTTGATATCAGTTTTTAAACGGCCACCAATGTTATTAGCCGAATCTCCCGTTGCTTTGGCTAATTCAGCAGCCGTCATAGCCTGCGTGCTTTGCTGTAAAACCTCTCTTAAGATTTCAATCTTAGGACGCTCATCGCTAGCCTGACATGAAAATTTTGAAGCAATAGGGCTCTTAATTGTTTTTGGTTCTGGCTGATTAGTAAGCTGATACAATCCATTGACCAGCTTTACCGTACCTTTTCGCATTTGATTGGTAATCATTGCATTAACAATTTGGGCGCTTTGATCCATATGTAAAGCGAGGGTGTCAATATCGCATGGACCGACTTCTTCAAGAGCATCGATAATTAATGGGTTATTACTCATCATTCACCTTTCTTACTCGTTTCTGTTTTCTCTTTTTTGTATTTGGGATCAACCTAGGTTCACAAACTTGTGGTGCTGGTGGTAGAGGAGGGCATACACCCATCCTGATATAACAGCGTTGTCTGATCCCGTGAATAATTCGAGCCGTGTGATCCCTACCATCATCCACATAGTGAGTAACCCGAACTATCACATCGTCGTAATCAACCATTTCATGTTCAGTGGTATCTTGTTCAATCACTTGCTTTCCTCCGAACAAATGATTTTGTATGCTCTTAAAACGTGGCTTGCTTTGCCGTAAATCGTCGTCACTCGAAAAAAGAAACCTGTTGATGATTCTTGAACTGGTGTCCATAGTTTTACTGTGTCGACAATGCGATTCAGTTTTCGGCGCTCGGTAATGAAAGACAGAATCACTACTTTGGCTGTGTTGCCTGTTTTGCTGGTGACATATTCAATTTTCATTTTTCACCATCCTTAGTGCATCGTTGGCATTGCAGGGAAAATCCCCTCTGATTGCAGTGCACGGATATAATCATCGTGAAGAATGCAAAGACCTTCGCGTCCTTTGGCTGATAGGCGAGGTCCACATTCAAGTGAGATATCAAGAAAATCGACATACATTCGAACAGTAAAATCAGCCCATAGTGCTTTCCCGAACGTTTCAACCATGATCCGTTCTAGATTTTCACTTAGTGCAAGGCGTAGAGGAGCAGGGTAAATACTTAGTGACGATTTACCGTTGCTATAGATGGTTGCCAAATCAAAACCGCCGTTACCATTTGGCACTTTAATCGTGCCATTTTTTTCCTGTTGTTCTCGGATAAAGCAAGCCACGACTACCCAACGCCAAACTGAAACTCTTTGTTCTGGTGTCAGTGTGTCGGGTTCATCGGCTAATTTACCCATCACGGCAGCCGCCAAATGCAAGCCTTTCAGGAGTTCTTCGTCGTAGTGGCCACACTCAAGCGCATTAACCGCATCAGAATAAGTAATTAAAGTGCCATCGTCGGCAACAACGCCATTACCTGCATCAGTAAAATAAGCCATTATTTAGCCTCCGTTGTTGATGTTTTACGCTGATTCCAGACGCGAACGGCTGTATCTTGATAATCTTCGGGTTGCGTGGCACCACAGCAATCACAATGGATCACAAACATATCTTCGCCGTCCCAACTGGAATAATTCAGTTCAACTTCATCATTGCCGCAGAATGGACAGGGAAGTAGCTTAACTTGGTCTTTTGGTGGGCATAGGTTAATCTCTGCTAAAGTGCTCTCACCAAAACCAACAGGAACAACAGAATAAAGGGTGTGATTGGTTGATTTGGTATCCGTATCAGCAAGCATTTCTTCTGATTTTTCGATAGCATCAGAAACGCCGAGCGCATGAATTTCCATTGATAATGCGTGGCGGTGTCCACAAGGGTAATCACTTAAATAAGTCACTAAGTATTTGTTCATGTCCATTATTTAATCTCCGGTGTATAAATTGCTTTATTGTGTGAAAACTCACCGTTCCATGTCTTTTTCATTGGTAGCTCACCCTTCATGTAGAGTTGGTATAAACGGTGGCAACCTTTTTCCAGCAGAACTGGAGTGAACTTGATAATTTCATCCAAGCTTCTTGTTTTTATTTTGGTTTCTTCCTCGGTGAGATATTTATCTCGAGCGTATGAGGTAACTCGCCATTTTGGTTTTTTCTCCGGATCTCGGCGTGAGTTGTATACCCAGTTTCGCTCTGATGCCCACTGCATTATCTTGTGAACATTTACGCCGTTAAGAGACTTACAAAATGAAGTTAAGGTCATTCCTTTAGTGAGGTGTTTTTCAAGGCTTTCCACTGTTGCGCTAAGGTGTTTATTTTCGAGTTGAAAGGCTTCAGCGCGGTTTTCAGCTTCAATTACCATCAGTGCAAGTTGCTTTCGACTAATTGCTGTCGGGCTGACTAACCCTGACTCTAAAGCGTGCCAACGGTCAATAATTGCCGCGCGGCGAACTACGTCATAGCCCGAAATAAGAATTTCAGTATGTCGACGGTCTAGTTTGATTTCTGACACATAACCGCGGTAATCAATGATGGCAATTACACCCTCAACTAATGTAACTTCTTGATTTTTCTTATGACGCAAATTTGCGTTATCTTTTGTCACGTTATATAGCTGTTCAATCATTACCCAAATGTCGCGAATAACATCTGTATGTCGCTTTTCTGTAAGATCCGCGATTTCTAGGCTACTCATCATTGGTTGGTGATTTTGTGTGATTAATTCGTTCATAGTTAAGCCTTCTCAATGTTAATTTTCATTCGTTTCGCATAACGACGCATTGAGCGGTTAAGCGGCATTTTGATAGTGTCAGGCCCTATCTGGTATTGATTGGTGAACGTTTTGCAATTCAAGTAACTTTGTCTCTCGTTACGCTCCATTTGCATAGCTTGAGCCGCGTTCATTCCCCGAAAACCTTGTGCAGTTTTGCTTAATCGGTTTTTGCTCATAAATAATCCTCTGTCACTTTAACTTTTGCCTTAGATAAACAACGGGCAGCTGCTGCCTTGCTTTCCTTTTCCTGATAACTCAAACCGTCAGAACTGCCGGGGATTGAAATAGAAAACGCTTGGTTATATTGCTCAGCTGCACGGCGATATAATTTCTTTGCTTCTAGCTCTTTACCTTTATTCATTAATTGGTCAAAGTTACTCACAGCCCACCTCCGAAGCTTTGTTAATATTGGCTTCCAGTAATTCAGCTTCTTTTTTTAACTTGTAGTTTTCTTTATATTTTTTTCTACGTTCTTTTTCCTTTTCTTCATATTCAATTGCGCGAGTTAATAAAGAGTTACGCAATTCGTTATGTTCAGTTCGATATTCAGCCCATCGGAAATCTGACTCTTTTCTTGCTAAATATTTAGCCTGATCCCATAAAACGGAGGCCTTTATATAATCACCCATTTGCTCTGCTTTTACCGCTTGTCGTGCAATATTTAAATAGCTCGATTTCATTTATTCATTTCCTTTTGATGCAAATTTTCAGCAATAAGTTTTGTTATGACGCTAATGAAATCTTTACCATCATTAGATAGCGTTCCATTCTTTGTATAAAAACTGTCATATACTCCCATTATTTGTTGGTCGGTTGCTCCTGCTTCTTTACGACAGATGTTATTTTCATATAAATTGATTAATGACTGCTTTAATACTTCAGCATCTAAATCAACTCGGTATTTAATGCCATCAACAGTACGCTCGAATGTTGACGCTTTCTTTTTTCTTTTTAGATAATCAAAGGTCGCATCAATAAAATGTTTTCTTCTTTTATCTAATAAAGTTAATTTTTCCATTTTCTCAACCTCGAATTTAGATAAGGGGATTCCCTCAGCATTGGCGCTGATTTAAATTTAATTTGGTTATTTAATTATTTACTGGTTATTGCTTCTTGAAGCCTACGGTATTTTATTATTGCATCTGCCTTTACTTCTTCGAATCTGGCGTTTGCTTTCTGCCACTCCTTTTCTAACTGTAAAATATGTTTTTCTTTTTTAAGTCGCTGCTTTAAATCTCGATATATTTCTGCTTGTCTATCGACATACTCTGGCAGCATAGCTCCGCGCTTAAATGCAGGAGTGCCATCGGGTAACTGTGTTTTAATGTCTGGCTCGTTAGTTGGCTTGTCTAGCTTACTGAACTCATCACTAGCAAGGATGTGAGCGTATTTATTGATAGCTGCATCTTCAGTGAAATAGCTTTTATTGCAAGGTTGAACAAAATAAACTTCACGAGTAATGACCTGAATGTCGTGACCTGTTGTTATTTCTATAGGCTTTGCTTTGTTTGTCATTTTAATTTTCCTTAATAAGAGTCTCTAAATCATTGAGTGTTTTACTTAATGTATTTGCCATTAAATCTAATTGTGCATATAGCGTTGGGGTATCTGGTTCATTTTCGTATATGTCACTTTTAAGTTGATGTAGAGAAAGCTCGACATTATTAATATCCCCAATAGCACCATGTAACTTATTTTCTGATAACTTACTATTTTGATTGGGGGGGGGCAGAACGCCGTTTAATTTCCTCACTAGAATGATAAACATTATCATCTAATGCCTTAGCAATAATGATTGACTCTTGAATCAATAAACCTATTTTACATAGAACGTCTTTTGATAAGGGGTCATTGTCACTACATGAAGAATCAAATAATAAGGTACCAATTGCTCCAACGCCTTCAATTAATGCTTCTGATGACATTTCGTTATTAATAGAAATCCCCATAAGCTGCTCGATTGAGTAGTTTTTGAAATCTTTTATTTTTATCGTATCGCTAGTTTTCATTTTTATTTCCCAAGGTTAATTTTAATTAATGACTCATGAGCTCGAATTACTGATAATAAAGCGACAGCTAAAGTGTTTAAAGTGTTTTCATTATCAATGAACCCTGAATCCAAAATTAAATTTATAATGGATTTAGCATAAGTTAACTCTGTATTGGCGGTATTTCTTAATTCAATATTGTTACTCATTATTCTTTCTCCAAAATATCATCAACCTCAGCTTCACATTGAGCGATTAATTGATTGGCAATATGTTTTTCGCTGTTATCTCTATTTAAATATTGAGCTGCAATTAAAAACGCTTTTATTCGGTTAAATACATCCATACATTCACTAACTTGTACTTTTTTTGGGGGGGCTGTTTTATTCATGTCCATTATCCCGTTGTGCATTTTCTTCAATTAACCAACATGCTACAGGGTTTGATAGTTCGTAAGCCAACTCAATTAAACTATCAATGATGGTCTCTCCGGTTGTCATTCCATTCAGCTGAACTAATACAGCATTCAGTTGGACGCTTTTTTTGCGGCAACACTTAATTCAATTTCGTGTGACATGTCACGGCTCCTGCTGGTATTTGTGATGCCAGTGATAAAACATAATCACGAACAAGTTGTAATTTTGCTGATTTCAAATCCGTTGCGTAAACATCCTTGCGGCAACCTTTGTCAGTCAGATCACTACGCTTTACAGCAAAGAAACAGAACTTAAATAGACCTGTACGGATATCAGGTTTAAGTACATCGGTATTTGACGCATAATGTATAGTCGGCATTTTTTACACCTTATCATTTTGAGTTAAATTTTTAGCTGGTAGCATTTCGCCTTCACCGAGCATGAGCCACCTTAGATTTACACCTAAAGCTTCAGATAAAACTGCTCCTCGCCCAATTCCCACGCCTTTTACTCGATCAGTAGCCAATGCACTAATTGTGCTTTGGGATACACCAATCTGTTTTGCTAAATCCGCCTGCGTCATTCCAGAGTGCGCAAGAGCTAGGCGCAGACGTGCGGAGAAGGAGTTTTGGTGTGATATCTCGGACTTATCAATTTTGGTTACTTCATTTGTTTTGTTTGCAAATCCTAAAGAAGCCTTAGCCGAATATTGTTTTGCAAGATCAATTATGGCAATCCCCATCTCGCTTATCTCATCATTTGTAGTACTGGATAATAGAAGTCCTGCTTCCAACATGATTTCTATGTTATTCAAGGCGTCATAAGGGTTTAATGGGAAACCTAAAAAATTGTTCATGTTATCCTCTATCTTTATCGTTTTACCGATTTTTAGGATATCATTTTTTTATAACGTGTCAATCGGTTTTCCGATTTTTTTGTTTTTAGTATAAAGATGAAGTATCTGAGAGTTTGGTTAGTTTTAGACAACAAAAAAAACCCACCGGAGTGGGTTAGTTTGAATATTAATAAATTAAAGCCTACTATCCATTTTTTTATCATTAAGCAGTTTGTAAAGTTTATTCACAAAGGAAACGTTACTTAAAATCACACTAAAAATACAATAAATCTGTATACAAACTAAAATAAATGTATACATTACGCCTAACATTTTGAAAAAATTAAAGTTATCAATGTAAAAACTGCTTCCTTTGATAAAAAGAACCAATAAGTAAAACACTAAAACACCAATCAAAACAATAGCTGACAAGGCAATTGTAGTGATTAGGCTCTCCATTTTTTTGGTTTCCGTTTTACTATCAAAAAAATCATTTTCTCTGTTGTTAATAATTTCCGTTATCAGTTTGGGATACAAGTACCCAACCCAAACTCCCACTATAGCAAAAATTATTGAAGATACATTTTGCAGAACCGACATGATGTTAGTGACATTATTATAAGTTATATTTTCCGCTAAAAAGTAAGACATGCCTGACACTAATAATATTAGCATCATGATTACCCATGTAATCCATCTCTTAAAAATTAGCCTTATCACTTTTAACATTTTAACCCACTCCCGAGCTTGTTCTTGCACGCCCACTATCATCGTTAGCAGCATCTGATGAATCTTGGTCTTCAATTAATCCAGCGATAAATCTATCCCTATGCTTACTTATTTCATTAGCTAGCGAGACAGCAGATATATGTTTTTTACTAGCAGCTGAATAGGATATAGTAAATGAATCTCTTAGCACATATTCATTAAACCACTTTGTTTCACTTTGCTTACCTCCCTCCTTAAATCCAATATTATCCCATGATGACTTTATTGGGAATCCATCATCATAAAACTCTAAAATACTATTCAGCTCAGCTTGAGTTGGGGTTTCTTCAATTAAAAGTTCAATTCTTTTTTCTTTTGTTGTGGCTGGCTTGTCTTCCTTTGTCATTGAAAAACCATCAAATAACTTAGTAAAAAACGATCTTTCATCACGCTCAGATGTACTTATCGTATTGCGATACACAATATGAGTAATATTCCCCCTAATCCGCTGCAATGTTTCCCTATTTGCTTTTTTCATGAACATCTTATAATCAAATAAAAACTGTGTTCGAAACTTGCCGTCATCAGAAGAAAAAGTAACCCGATCAAAGATAAAGTCTTTCCCACCAACGCTCTCTCTTTTGTTTTTTGATATTTTCTTACCAGAGAAGCTCATTCTATAATTAACAAAATCTTTAATATACGATGCAAACAGGTATGTGTCTGTACTTGAATGAGGAAATTTGATGGCAACAAATTTATTTAAACTCGTAATGTACCAATAATAACAAGGCTTACCCCAGATATACTTTTTGCCCTCTTTGCCGTCAGAAGTTAGTAAGGCTACGGTATCTGAATCACTATCAACTGGGCTATTAACGTCAACTCCCAGTATGTTGCCATTGCCATCTTCCTCGGACTTCCATAAGACAAAGAAATAATCACCTGTAGTGGGGCATTTATAGGCATTCCTACAATAAATTTTTTTCCTCAATCGAGTATCATCTTTTGTTGGTAGGGTGTTTTCAAATCGATTAGCGTTAACCCATGAAATAAGCTCAGAAAGAAAGTAGTTCGGTGTGTATCGAGGATCAATATCTCCTCCATTACAGCCATATATCCCCATCTTCTCAACATCAAAGTATGTTAATCTTCCAAGTTCTTCTGACATTAGAATTCATCTCATAAGTAAAATTTTTTTATCATTTTATATAATGATCAGATACCAATCATCTGTGAATAAAAACACTGGTTTTATAAACATGGGGTATATGTAGCTGCAACAATAAGCTTTGTATGTAAATACAGTGTATCTTGTTTTTTGGGGGGCTCAAGAGATATTCTTTTAGTTATTCGTCTATCTTCGGACAAGATTGAAATTACCGCTTTCAGAAAACAACAAAGGGCTGGAATGCCCTGAGTTTGAGAAATATAAATTATTCAAAGGAATTTATGCGAAACGTCGCAATTTCATTGGCCAGCTAACTATTACCTTCCCGTCAATAAAAAGTTGATCTTCTTCTGTTTCGTCTATTTGCCATTCCTTGTAAGCAGGATTGTCTGATAATACAACAAGGTGGTTTTTTATTTTTTGGAGTCTTTTAATGTGTGAAGAATTTCCAAAAGTGAATGCATACACGCCGTCTCCCTCGAACTTTTTTACTGTGATATCAATAAAAACTAAATCTTCAGGATCTATGGTTCCTAGCATACTATCACCTTGCGCATTTATTGCTTTTACTGATGATGAAGGCCTTCCTCCAAAAGTGCTTAATGCGAATTCTGGTTCTAAAGATATAGAGCGTATTATATCTGGGAAATCGGAGTTGTAGCTCCCTGGTCCACAACTATATGCTAGATCCATTAAATCAACAGTATATGAATCTTTGGTTACATGGTTATGTTCATAAGTATTAGTTAACTGCTCTACAGAATACTGCTCGCTAGAAATCATAGGCCCCTCTCCAGAAGCTAACCATTCGGCACTCACTCCTAATACCTTTGCTATCTCAACTGTCTTTCTAGATCCAGACGCTTTGTTGAGTAATTGATTTATGCTCGACTGGGCCATACCTACAGCCTTGGCTAACGCGCCCTGTGTGTATCCTGCATTTTTCATTGCAACATTTAGCCTATCTGAAAAGCTCATTTTTACCCCCTTCATGATTTTAATATATTTTATCGCTTTCCCGATAATTATTCAATGGAATATAGGCCTATCTATGGACAAACGCTTTACCGATTTATATTATAGGTTTAATAGGAGAACCGATAATGAAAAATAAAGCAATAGAGAAAGCGATCTCAATCGTTGGTAGTCAACAACTCTTGGCGAAGAGATGTGGACGTTCTCAGCCTACGGTTTGTGATTGGTTGTATGGAAAAAACAAGGTACCAGTTGAGTGCGTCCTAAGAATTGTTTTTGCAACAGATGGAGCAGTAAAAGCTCACGAGATCCGTCCTGATTTGCCTGATTTGTTCCCTCACCCAAAGGGTAAATCACATGCACCAGATACACAACATACCGAGGTGGAATAATGTTTTTCGGGGAGATTATCAATGAATAAGCTCACACCAACCGATGCGGTTAACCAGATCGGTAAACTAAATTTGTCTGGGAATGTCATTCCTTCAAGTTGGTGGCAACACATTAAATTACCTAGCGGTAAGCCTGATTCTACAGCCATTATTTTACTATCTGATATTGTCTACTGGTATCGCCCATCTGAGATTAGAGATGAGGTAACTGGTGAGCTTATGGGATGGCGCAAGCGTTTCCATGGCGACAAGTTGCAGCGTAGTTATCAGGCATTTGCTAATCAATTTGGGTTTTCAAAACGAGAAGCTACGGATGCTCTGAAGAGACTGCGAGCAGCAGGATTAATTACACTGGAATTGCGAACAGTTACCACTCCAGAAGGAACGACGCTGAATAATGTTCTGTACGTTGAAGTTGTTCCCGAAGCTATTTATGCCATCACGAATGATGCTTCAAAGCTGGTGGATGAAGATGCAAAAAATGGAATACCTGTTACATCTGAACGTAACACCTCTTACGTTGAAACGGAACCCCTATTACGTTCTGACGTAAGTGCACCTACGTTGAAAAGTGATACATATACAGAGATTACTACAGAGATTACTACAGAGATTACTACAGAGATTACTACAGAGAATATTTATAACCGCGAAAACGCGGCTAACAAAAAATCTCAGCCGTCACCCAAAAAAACTAAAACCAAAAAACACACCATGCCAGAGGACTTTGCCCCAACGGAAAAGCATCAGGAGCTGGCTCGTGAGTTAGGTGTTGACTTGCAGGAAGAATTTTTGAAATTCCGCGACCATCACGGCAGTAAGGGATCCACCTACGCTAATTGGAGTTTAGCGTTAAATACATGGCTTCGTAATGCCAAAACTTTCCAGCGAGGTCAGCAAAGCACGAAAACACAGCCTCGACGCCCTGCAGGTGGATTAATTCATCTTGGGGATGGGATCTATATCCGCGACGAATAGCAGGGGTTGATACGGGTTTGCAGGCTTGGTTTTAAGGATTTTGATATGACATTGAATGAGTTATCAGAGAAATTATGGGACAATGTTGAACGGGTGGCTAAGTATTTGCTGCCACCACCTAATGCGCGTTTAGATGGGCAGGAGTGGGTTGCTGGAAATGTCCACGGTGAAGCAGGGAAAAGTTTAAAGATCAACTTAGCAGGCAAAAGAGTTTGGTCTGATTTTGCTACAGGGGAGGGTGGTGACCTGCTCGATTTGTGGGTGCTTGTTCGTAATTGCAGTTTGCATCAAGCGATGGCGGAAGCTAAACAATTTCTCGGTATTCACGATACAAATCACCATTTTGCAGCCAAGCAAAAAAAGGCATTTTCAAAACCTGATCGCAAGGTGCTCGCAAAGCATGTTCGTAAGACAACGAACTGTTTCGAATATCTAGAAGGGCGAGGCATTAGCAAGGCAACCGCAGAAGCTTTTGGCGTCTGTGATGCTGTCGTCTGGTCGCATGATGAAAATCGTGAGCTTCCTGCAATTGCATTCCCGTACAAGCGAGACGGTGAGTTATTGCAAGTAAAGCGCATCGGTATTGAGCGTCCGAATGGGAAAAAAGTCATCATGGCTGAGGCTAACTGTGAGCCTTGCCTATTTGGTTGGCAGGCAATGCCAAATAATGCCAGAGTTTTGATTTTGTGCGAAGGTGAAATTGATTGCATGAGCTATCACCAGTACGGACTACCAGCGCTGTCGGTGCCATTCGGAGGCGGAAAGGGCGCAAAGCAGCAGTGGATTGAGTTCGAGTACCACAACTTAGATCGCTTCACCGAAATTTGGTTATCACTCGATAATGACGAAGTCGGGCAGATCGCCGCAAAAGAAATCGCCAGTCGATTGGGTGAGCATCGTTGTCGCATGCTTAAGTTGCCGAAAAAGGACATCAATGAATGCCTACAGGCAGGCATGACCGAAGATGAGTTATTTCGCTACATTGAAACAGCGGCATATTTCGATCCCGAGGAACTCTATAGCGCTCGAGAGTTTTATCAAGATGCTGTTGATGCGTTTTACGGAAAAGAACAATACTTGTTCAGAACGCCGTGGGAGCCGCTCAATTATAACTTTAGCTTCCGAGAGGCTGAGTTAACTGTTATCAACGGGGTAAATGGTCATGGCAAAACGGAAGTTGTTGGGCATATTATGCTTGAGGCTATGCGCCAGCAAACTCGTGTCTGCGTAGCATCTTTAGAGCTTAAGCCAGGTCAGTTATTAAAGCGATTAATAAGACAAACCACGTGCTCTGAAAAGCCGCCGATAATGGAAATAGATGCCTCGTTTGGGTTTTATGATGATCGTCTTTGGGTGTTTGGTTTAACTGGTACAGCCAAAGCGGAGCGCTTACTTGAGATATTCGAATATGCTCATCGTCGATACGGTGTAAAACTGTTTGTCATTGACAGTTTGATGAAGTGCGGTATTGGGGAAGAAGACTACAACGGGCAAAAAGCCTTTGTTGATGCGCTGTGTGATTTTAAAAACAAAACTAACAGCCATGTCATTTTAGTCACTCATAGCCGTAAATCTGATAGCGAAGAAAAGCCCACAGGAAAGATGGACGTCAAAGGCACAGGGGCAATTACTGACCTCACGGATAATTTGATGATTATTTGGCGCAACAAGGCTCGTGAGCGAGTAGTTCAAAAAAAAGAGTCTGGAGTCATGCTCACAGATAAAGATCTTGAAAAACTAGAGATGTCAGCCTCAACGCTATTTATTGAAAAACAACGAAATGGCGAGGGATGGGAGGGGGCAATTGGGTTGTATTTAAACAAACGTTCACACCAATTTTTAACTCAAGAGGATGCTGACCCTTATAACTACATCAGTAACATGCCTGCCTCTCACTATGATGAGGATTGGCGAGCGATGTATGTAACTGAGCGCTGAGAGGTGGCTTAATGAAACTCGAAAATGCACTGAAAAACTTTCACCCTAAGTCACCGACATTTGGCAATGTGGCAGGTTGCACCTCCCCTGACCGAATAACGGGAACGGATATCATGGCTGCTATGGGGATGACTGAATCACAGGCTAAGTTCGGCATGACAGCTTTTCTGGCGAAAAACGATATCAGCGAAGAAGATAAATTTTCGACCGTGGAAGCCTTAACCCAATATGCGCTAAAAGTCGCGCCTAAGCTAGTTCGCAAAGCTGCGGGCAAGAAACTGGGTTACTGTTTAATTGTTCTGGCCAAGATGGCATTTGAAGATTATGCCCGTTCAGCTGGTTCAGTTTGTCAGTGTTCAGTATGTAACGGGAAAGGGTTGATCTACAAAATGAAAGATGTTGTCAAACATCCCGGCATAACTACTCTTGAAGGCGAAACGATTGTTGATCCAAATATCAGAGAGGAATTGGTAGGTGAGCTATGTGTTTCTTGCAATGGCAAAGGTCAAATCACACACCGTTGTCGCTGCAAAGGACGCGGCAAGGTATTGGATGAAGCACAAACTGAGTTACAAGGGGCGCCAGTTTATAAAGATTGCCCTCGTTGCGCAGGTAGAGGCTTCAGCCGTGTGCCATCTTCAGTAGCCTACAATGCAATAAAGCACCTAGTACCCGATTTAACCCAATCGTCATGGTCACGCAACTGGAAGCCATTTTATGAAAAACTGGCTAGCAAGTGTTTTATTGAAGAAAGCGCAGCAGAACAGGCATTTAGCAAAGTGATAAAGTAAACATAATAAGCAGTGATACACTGGGTCATTAATAATTAATGTAACCATTAGTTATGTTATCGTATAAAAGCCACTCTAATACCAATAATCTAAGAGCCTATCTCAATAGGGATTAATTAATGCATAAAAAAATATATTATCACTGTAACCAAAGCCTTATACAGACTGACTTTTAAGCATTGATATGGCTGGGTAGATAATGAATTTACCGCCTATTGAGATAGGCTCTAAGCGTATTTTTATTTTGTAGATGTTGTTTCTGTTAATGATTAATATAAATATTAAATTTATTGTGAGGGGCTAGTATGGATATTTTGGTTGGTTTAGCAAACACAGCGTTAGGGGCAATCATAGCTTTTATTTCTCAGTTGATTGTACTTTTGATTTCAGAAAGAAAGGAACGAAAAAAAAGAAAAGTAGCTGAACATAACTTAGCAATTGATATGATAGTAGAATTATCGTCGTTTATTCATTCTTGTGACAGATATATGAGCTCTGATATATACCAGAAACAAGGCGATGATCGTTATTATATCAATAGAAAAGATGATCCTGCATTTAGTTTAAATAAAGATACGGATTTTAGTTTGATGGGTATTAACTTTGCCGTCAGGCTTAAAACTATTTCAGTCAAGTTGATTGAAATAAAAAGAGAACTATCTGATGCGCAGGATAATTATTCTCCTTATGGGACCGAGGAACTCTTTGACTACGCAAAAAAATTGTATGGAGAAATAAAAGGGGATGCGATTAAACTAAAAGAAGATATATGTAAAAAATACGGTCATGTATTCAACATGTAGATTGTTAAGTTTATCATCCATAATATTTCTATAAAACACTAACGTTCAATGCGCGGAATTCATGGGTTTTACTTACAATTTAAATCAGTTTAGAAATTGTTCAATCAACATATTGGATATTTGGCCAAAATACGAGGAGATATACAGGGAGTTAGAATAAAGCCAAATTTTTCTATTTAGGAATTGTTTTTTGCATAAAATTGGCTTATCATCTTCTAATAATGGATATTCTATACCTAGTCGCATTAAACCAATTCAAGGCCTCGCAATCGCGGGGCTTTTTTCGTAATGAGGCATTTAGTTTGCCACCATTAAAGCAAAATCCTGAAAATTTTTACGATGCTGGATTTAATGAGGGCGTTGAAGTGTGTCGAAGACATATAAATGCCCAGGAAATCAAAACAAAGTAAAGAGCCAAATAGAGCCAAATAGAGCCTCACTTCGGTGGGGCTTTTTGCATTGCAAGGGTTTATATGCTTGATGAATTCGAGTGAGCATAAAAAAAACCACCAACTACCAGTGGTGGCAAAAGACTGTCGGTAGTGACGTCCAATGAGTAAAAACAGAAAAAATACTTAGTCGTAGTTATTTTAACCATCTAATTTAAAAAAAGAAACAAACTTTATCTGACAGTCTATTTATAACTGGTTGGTATTGTTCCGATATCGGAATTCCGGTGTCGCCAATAAAAGCTGTAAGGATTGCTTACAAGTTCACATTCAAGAGGTCGCCTAGAGCGGCCTTTTTCGTATACAGCCGCCACAGATTCGACTGCTAATCTTTACCCTCACTAATGAACTGTGCGCGGCTTTCTATTTAAGAGAGGTAGTTATGAGCAATCAAAATGAAGGTGAATTTTTAGGCGTTATTGTCACTAATGGTAATTTAAGCCTAGAAGAACGAGTAACAGCATTAGAGCTTGCATCACATCAACAAGGCGAGGTTATCTCCACCTTAAGCGATAGAATGGGTAAATCGCCAGAAGGTGGAGATGATGTTATTTTTGTAGATAAATTAACAGCACCTCCAATGAAGCTCCGTTCTTAGTTTTTCTTTTACGCTATCATCAAACCCTTGATGGTCAGCCATTGCCACAATTAAATCGGCGAGCATAACTGCATTATCACGTGGAATTACACATCCGAGATATCCGAATGCAATTCGAAGTGCTGCAACTTCATCTTGTATTTCTCTAAGTGTTTTATCTTTTTCAGTAATCGTCATAAAAGTCCTCACACCGAAGTTAATCAGCCATCGCTTCGGTAAGTTACATAGGGCTGAACATTTAACTTATCTCAAATGCTGATTAAATTCATTAATCCAAATCCGGTCATCTAATGGTGGCTTTCTATTAACCAATTCCTCCAGTAAAGGGGGTGAGTATGGATCATATGAAAGAAAACCCTGAGTTCTGGGATAACGTATTTCAAATTATTGCTGCTCATAAGGAGCAAGGTATTAGCGCATCACTAGCAACAGGCATGGCGATTCTACGCGGCAAGTACAACGGCGGCGGTTGGAAGAAGACGCTATTTGATGGCGCTATGTGTGCACTATTTGCATGGTTTGTAAAAGACCTTCTAACACTGCTTGGTCTTAACCATGAGTTGGCTTACCTAGCGAGTGTCTTCATTGGGTATGTCGGCGTGGATGGTCTGAGTAAAATTATTAAAGGCAGGGCGGGGGTGAACAATGACTAAGCAAGCGCGAGGCATTCGCAATAACAACCCTGGTAACATTGATTACAACAAAGCCAATAATTGGAAAGGGCAATTGCCGCATGACCCAAGTATTGAACCTCGCTTCTGTCGATTTGAAAGCCCTGTTTATGGTATTCGTGCATTGATGGCACTACTTCGTACCTACCAGCGTAAGTACGGGTTAAAAACCGTATCAGGCTTGATTAACCGATGGGCGCCGACGAATGAAAACAACACCCGAGCATATATTAACGGTGTAGCTAAAGAGTTGGGCGTATCGACTACTGATGTTATCAGTCTTGATAATAAGGCAACCACAATTAAACTGGCCAAGGCAATCATTCGTCATGAAAATGGCTCACAGCCGTATGATGAGGCTACGTTCGAAAAAGCGTGGGGCTTGCTGTGAATGAGATAGCCAAAGAGTTGTTAAAAATGTTGGTGAAGTATTTTATTGCTTTTATTCCAATATTTGTCGCTCTCTTTTTCATTTATCAAAACTCAAAGCTAGAGCGTGAAGTTAAGTCACTGAATGGCGAATTAACAGCAAGTCAGCTACTAAACCAAGTAACCTTATCAGCTATCACTCTTCACTATCAAGCATCACTCGACAACATCAAAGCAAAGCAATTAGAGGACTCAGAACATGTCAAAGTTAAGACTGTTATCAAAACAGTACTCAAAGACAATGAGTGCGCTAATACTGCTGTGCCTGACGATGTTGTTAGTGAGTTGCACAAGTACAAAAGAGGTATTGATTCCCGTTCAGTCTCCACCAATACCAGCACAGTTAACCGCTGATTGTCCTCAGCCTGATATTCCTGAAAAAGTGGACTGGGGCGACATGCCACAACTGCTAGTTGATGCGATGAATTCAATAGCAAAGTGCAATTTAGATAAGAAAGCCATTCGAGAGATTGAATCGGCTAGAAATAATTCAATATCACATTAGAACGGAGTGTTTAAAATGAACAAATCATTAGGTCAAAAATTAGTTGGTATTAGCTTTAACCCATCATCATTATCAACAGTAGATGAAGTCAAGCAGAAATCAGCTGAACTTATCGATTTAGTGCGTGACAGTATGGAAAGCGCTACATCAGAAGAAGCATTGATGATTCACAATGAAGCCATGCGCCGTATTGTGGATGCTCAAATGTGGGCTGTAAAAGCTATCACTTGGAAAGATTAACTCTCGACAAGAAAGCAATGCGTGAAATTTGACAACAAAGAAATGCCCCAGATATCGAGGCAAAGTAGAGAATAATAGTTCATGAATGTAACGTCACTATACGTTAATCGTGAATAACCACAACATTAAAAAGGTAGTAATCTCAAGCAGATATTACAAATCTGAGCCTCGCAAAATAGCGGGGCTTTTTAATGGAGAAATATCATGGCAACGCAGGGTTTTGATAAGCCAGATCAATTCCGGGAAGAACTGGATAAAAGCATTCCGAAAGAATAAAAAAAGCCCACACACCGCGGGCTAAAATACATATATAAAATAAAATGAATATCCGCGCTAAATGTAGTTGACGCATTCAAAATATGCAAGCGAATAATGAGCCTCTGAGAAGTCAGGGGCTTTCTGCCATGACAGTATAGGTATGGTGGGAATCGCCATTTAGTCCACAACGACACGTAAAGGCGGTCAATTTGACCGTTAGTAATAAAAACAATGCGTTACCATCTATTTCCATTGGTCACTGATTCGATGACCAATGCCGATATTCTGCTTTTGTGACAGAGTCAAATATCATCAAACACTTATAATCCATGGAGACAATCATGTCAGATAGAAAGACGATTCACTTAAAAGTATCGGTAGACACAACCGACTTAGATAAGCTGGAAGCACAACTAAAGCGCATTAAAGAGTTGATGGTTAGTGTTGGGGTAAAGGAGCCGACAAGCGTTGGATTTAGTGCTGATAAGTTCTTTATTACAAACGGTCAGGTATTTATTGATGAAGCATTGATTTCAAAAGCAGCACCAATGCCCACAATTAAATATACCGTTTCAGGCTTGCACAGCGATGAATACAAAGAAGACTTAAAACAAGCAGTAAAACAAGCAATACGACCGGTCATTCGTCAACATATTAAAGTTGAGCGATCTGAGTCGACGTTGAAGTCATCCGCTACCGTCGCTCGGTTGGATGAAGCAGTATCTCATAAAGAGACAGAATTCGATCAGTATAAGCAACAAGTAGAGGCTCGATTTGATGAGCTTCAATCACAACTAACCCATGCACAATGCACATCAGCTGCTAGCGAACAATCAGCAGCGCAACACCTATCTGGCCTACAGCGTCAGATTACTCAGTTAAATAAGCAGCTTGAAGATGCGCGATGCAAAGAAAGCATCAATAACATGTCTATCATCAGCTTAAAGCAAACCATAGAGCAGCAAGAGAAAGCGCTAGCGGAAACCATCAAGCAGATGATTGCAGAGGATCTGTGTCGCAGTGGTACTTTGTCTCGCACGCTATGAAGAAGCCAAATGTTTACGGTGGACGATGGGCGAAGGTCAGGCTTAACTATTTAGCCAAGCATCCCTTATGTGTGATGTGCAAAGAGCAAGGGCGCGTTACTGCCGCGACGGTAGTTGACCATATCATCCCGCATCGACTGAAGGACGCGCTTGAGTCAGGCAATGCTGAACAGATAGCCAAAGCCCAAAAGTTATTCTGGGATACCAACAACTACCAAAGCCTCTGTGCATCACACCATAACTCTACTAAGCAACGCATGGAGAAGAGCGGTGTAGTCGTCGGCTGTAGTGAAGATGGTATACCACTTGACCCTAATTCGCATTGGAATAAATAACATTGCTAAATAATCAATGCACAGGACAAAGAAGAAGATGAAGAATGAAAAGCAAGCAAAGCTATCAAAACTCTATCGAGGCGATGAGTTTGTAGGATTTGGCTTATCAGTGGATGGAGTTCTGCTAAGCAATCAAGCCTTACTTCGTATAGAGCACTCAAATGGGCGTCATCCACCACAAGTGACGGTTACATTTAATTCGAATAGCGATTTGACAGTAGATGCACCTGATATCCATTTGAAATAGTTGCAATGCGAAATCATAACGGTAGGGGAGGGTAAAAAGTTCAAAACCTTTGCCCTGAATTACCGACCGCTAACCTTCGAAATAACGCTAACCCGATTTTTTTTCTTTTTTTACGAGGCACTAATGGCAGGAAAACGAAAGCGCTCCGACAGTGTGAGCGCTGAAATTCAAGCCATGCAAAATGCTGCCGCTGATACCATCGAACCGCCACGCCATGCAGGTTTGGAGAAAAAAGCGGAGCCATTTTGGCATGACAATATCCGCTCGAAAGCCCTAGACAGTTGGACACCCTCTGACCTGTTGGCGGCGGTAGAATTAGCCAATAATCAGCTCTATATCACCGTTTTACGGCGTGATTTACGCAAAGAAGAGCGAATACGAGGTGAGGAACGCAACGAAGCGCTGATCAAAGATTTGCGCAAGCAGGTCGTGGAGTTACAGCGTACGGTGCTTGCACAACGCCGTGATTTACAAATCCATTCTCACGCCACTAACGGCGAAAGTCGTGACCAACGCAATCGAAACAAAAACGATGCCAATGCCAGAAACACCCTGAATAATATGCAGGATGATGATCTACTGGCGGCTCCCATGCATTAAGGAGGAACCATGACACGAGGTGAACGTGTTATCGCGTTTATTGAGCGTTACTGTATTGTTCCCGAAGGGGAGCTATTAGGCCAACCTATGCGGTTGGATGATTTCCAAAAGCGGTTTATTTTGGCGATCTACGATAATCCACATCGCACGGATAAAGCCTATTTAAGTATTGCCCGTAAGAACGGGAAAACAGGGTTGATCGCCGGTATTTTACTGGCGCATTTGATTGGCCCTGAAGCGGTGCAAAACTCACAAATTGTCAGCGGCGCCATGAGCCGAGAGCAAGCCGCAATCGTGTTCAATTTGGCAGTGAAGATGATTAACCTGAATCCGAAGCTGCAAGAGATTGTCCACATTATCCCCAGCGGTAAGCGATTAGTGGGTAAACCGTGCAATGTGGAGTATCGCGCCTTGTCCGCCGAAGGGAAAACCGCGCACGGCTTATCGCCTGTTTTGGCTATTCTTGATGAAGTCGGGCAGATAGTGGGGCCGCGCAGTGAGTTTGTGGATGCCATTGTCACTTCGCAAGGGGCACATAAAAACCCCTTACTGATTGCGATCAGTACGCAAGCCGCGAGCGATGCTGACTTATTCAGTATTTGGCTCGACGATGCAAAAAACTCTAAAGATCCACACATTGTGTCTCATGTGTATGAAGCTGATAAAGATGCAGATGTGTTAGATCCCGAAGCATGGAAAGCCGCGAACCCTGCACTGGGTAATTTCCGCTCCTTGGATGATATGAAACGATTAGCGGAGATGGCCTCACGCATGCCGTCGAGTGAAAACACCTTTCGTAACCTGAATTTAAATCAGCGCGTTTCCACGGTATCGCCGTTTATTTCCCGTTCGGTGTGGGAGTCTTGTCAATCACCGGTTCAACCGATTGTCGGCAAATGTTATGCCGGCCTTGATTTGTCAGAATCGAAAGACTTAACCGCCTTAGTGGTGATTGGCCAGTCTGCCGATGGCAAATGGAACCTGTATCCGTTCTTTTGGACTCCGAAACAGACACTATTAGACCGAGCAAAAACGGACCGCGTGCCGTATGACGTGTGGGCGAAACAAGGCCTACTTCGCACGACCCCCGGCTCTATGGTTGATTACGATTATGTCGTGAAAGATATCGCGGAAATTCTGGCTGATTTTGATATTGAAGTCATTGCGTTTGACCGCTGGCGCATCCAAATGTTTAAGAAGGCGGCCGAAAATATCGGTTTAACTCTGCCTCTGGTTGAATTTGGGCAGGGCTACAAAGACATGGCACCTGCACTGGATAAGCTTGAGCAAATGTTACTGAACAAACAAATCCGGCACGGTAATCATCCCGTGATGAACATGTGCGCTGCGAATGCCATTACTGTCAAAGATGCGGCGTCTAACCGTAAATTAACCAAAGAAAAATCCACAGGGCGCATGGATGGCATGGTGGCCTTTGCCATGGCTGTTGGCGCTTCAAACGGCGTTGAGATTGAGCACGGGGATATCGATGGCTTTTTTGATGATCCAATCATGGTAGGGTTCTAATGGCCAGACGAAAATCACAACGCAAAGCTCGGCAGCTACAGGCTAGCCAGCAAAAAACGCCGACAGGGATTGATACTCAAGATTTATTAAAAGCGCTAGGCGGGATAAGCAGTAGTGGGAAGACTGTATCAACAGATAAGGCGCTACAGCTTTCTGCTGTCTGGTCTTGCGTTCGGCTCCTGAGTGAGTCGATTTCAACACTGCCTTTAAAAATCTATTTGCACCAAGAAGATGGCTCACGGGTGATAGCGAAAGATCATCCGGCTTATCGGGTATTGTGCCGACGACCCAATGCAGAGATGACTCCATCACGCTTTATGTTGATGGTTGTTGCTAGCCTTTGTTTACAAGGTAATGCGTATATTGAAAAACGCTATATCGGTGGAAAGCTGGTTTCCTTGCAACCATTATTGCCACAATTAGTGACGGTAAAGCGACTTGATAATGGCCTGTTGGATTATCAATGCGTGGAGCAAGGGGGGAAGAATCGGCCTATCCCCGTTAAAAACATGATGCATATTCGTGGGTTTGGGTTAGACGGGGTTGTTGGTCTCACGCCGATCCAGGTGGGGCGCAATATCTTAGGTTCAGCGATAGCTACCGATGAAACGGCCGCTAAGATTTTTCGCAATGGCTTGCTCGCATCAGGCTTCTTATCCTCAAAAACGGCACTGACTAAAGAGCAGCGCGAAAAGTTGCGGGGTTACTTGAACGCATTTATCAGCTCTGAAAATGCAGGCAAGTTGATGATTTTGGAAAATGACCTGTCCTATAACGGCATTTCCATGAATCCCGAAGATGCGCAGCTATTGCAGAGTCGCTCATGGAGCATTGAGGAAATTTGTCGCTGGTTCCGGGTGCCGCCTTTCATGGTGGGGCATGCCGATAAACAGAGCAGTTGGGCATCCAGTGTGGAAGGGATGAACATGCAGTTTCTGACCAACACCTTACGGCCGTTACTGGTCAATATTGAGCAAGAAATCAACCGTTGCCTGCTTGATAGTGATGATGACTATTACGCTGAGTTTTCAGTTGAGGGATTGCTCCGTGCGGACAGTGCGGGTCGCGCTGCATACTACACGACGGCATTGCAAAACGGGTGGATGAGCCGAAATGACGTAAGACGGCTCGAAAACTTACCCCCCATTGAAGGGGGAGACATCTATACTGTTCAGCTCAACCTGACGCCCATTGAACAATTGGGAAAAGACACATTGCGTCATGATCCTGAACAGCCCAAGGCGCAAATCACAAATTTGTTGTTCCCTGAGGGTACTCCCACGGTTCAACACAACTCACCTCATATCGAGGAGTAATTTAAATGAAAAAAAGTCATCTGCCAGTTGCACTGGAGGATCGCCCCTGCACATCGATTAGCTATGAGCTTAAACCCAAGGCGCTGGATAAATGGAATAGCGGTATTCGCGCCGCCAGTTCGGATAACACTATTTCGGTGTTGGATGTGATTGGTGAGGATTTTTGGGGGGAAGGCGTTACCGCTAAGCGGATTTCTGCCGCCCTCCGCGCTATCGGAAACCAAGATGTTGTTGTCAACATCAATAGCCCGGGTGGGGATATGTTTGAAGGATTGGCCATCTATAACCTGCTTCGTGCACACAATGGTAAAGTCACCGTTAACATTCTCGGTATTGCAGCCTCAGCCGCTTCTGTTATTGCCATGGCGGGCGATGAAATCAGAATGGGACGCGGTGCCTTTTTGATGATCCACAACTGCTGGGCGGTCGGTGTTGGCAATCGCCATGACTTTGCGAAGTTGGCGAATGATCTGGCTCCTTTCGATAAATCCATGTCGGATATCTACGTTGCGCGTAGCGGTCTACCAGAAGAGACCATCAGCCAGATGATGGATAACGAAACCTATATTGGTGCGAATGATGCGATTGAGAAAGGCTTTGCCGATAGCCTGCTCGCTGCCGATGCTATGGATGATGGCGATGAAAGCCCGCAAGCAGCTATCCGTAAATTAGATGCCTTACTGGCCAAAGCTAAAACACCACGCTCTGAACGACGAAGGCTCATCAGTGCGTTAACACGAAGTATGCCGAGCGCTACTTCAGATCCTCACGGTATGCCAGGCGCTACCACTGACATTAATCCCGAAACGCTTTCTGAATTGGAAAAGGCAGTCAATGCTTTTGCCACTGTTAACTAATTGGAGACACTATGTCTGATACAAATGAATTACTGAAAAATCTGTCGGCTAAAATTGAAGAAGCCAACGGTAAATTTAATGCTAAAGCCGAAGAAGCGCTAAAAGAAGCGCAAAAAGTAGGCAGCCTTAGCGCGGAAACTAAGGCCGCGGTCGACAAGATGGCGACAGAGCTCAATGCGCTGCGTGAGTCTGAAAAAACACTGAAAGCTTCCTTGGGTGAGTTGGAGCAGCATGTGGCTCAAATGCCATTAACTCATGCTATTCAGGCCGCCAAAACCATCGGGCAGCAGGTCATCTCAGCCGACGTGCTCAAAGACATTAATTCCAGCATTCAGGGCAACAAGCGAATTTCGGTTCCCGTTCAGGCTGCATTGACCTCGGTTGATGTTGCAGAAGGCGTGGTTGAGCCGCAACGCTTACCGGGAATTGATGTTGCGCCGAAACAACGCCTATTCATTCGCGATTTAATTGCTTCCGGGAAGACAACCTCACCGGCCATTTTCTGGGTGCAACAAACGGGATTTACTAACGCGGCTACCGTGGTGCCGGAAAATACCACCAAGCCGTACAGCGACATTCAGTTTGCAACCAAAATTACGCCAGTCACGACGATTGCACATATGTTCAAGGCGTCTAAGCAGATCTTGGATGACTTTGCACAGTTGCAGTCATTGGTGGATGCTGAAATGCGTTACGGCTTGAAGTTTGTCGAAGAGCAAGAAATTTTGTTCGGTGACGGCTCAGGTGCACATTTACACGGGATCATCCCGCAAGCATCGAAGTTCAACGCGGAGTTTGCTGTTGATAAACAAAACGGCATTGATGATTTGCGCTTAGCGATGCTGCAAGCACAGTTAGCGCGTTTCCCAGCAACGGGGCACGTTCTGCACTTCATCGACTGGGCGAAGATTGAACTGCTGAAAGATTCGCTGGGTCGCTACATTCTGGCGAATCCGTCGGCATTAACAGGGCCAACGTTATGGGGCTTGCCCGTCGTGGTCACGGAAACTGCCGCATTTAAAGGTAAGTTCTTAACCGGTGCCTTCAACGCGGGCGCTCAGCTTTTTGACCGCGAAGAAACCAACGTGGTGATTTCAACTGAAAACGCGGATGACTTTGAGAAAAACATGATCTCTATCCGTTGTGAAGAGCGTTTGGCATTAGCCGTGAAGCGTCCAGAGGCGTTTGTTTACGGCGATTTTACAGCGCCTGCGTCGGGTGAGTAATCCACTTAGGCGGCCTTTGCGGTCGCCTTTCTTTTGGGAGCATCGAAATGAAACTAAAGCTATTGCGCCCCATTTGCTTTGGCGGTGGCGTGGCCGTTGAAGGTGATGAAATTGAGACGACTGAGCAGCATGGGCGTGAATTGATCCAAAAAGGCTATGCCTCTGACAGTGTTGCCAATCACACCACTGGACAGTCGAGCACAAAGCAAACGAAGGCGAAAAAGGAGAAATAATGCTTTCTCTTGAACTCGTTAAAGCGCATTGCAATATCGAGGCTGATTTTACTGATGATGATAAGTTACTGGCTGTTTATACAGCGGCTGCCGTGAAGTATGTCGAAAACTACACGCGGCGGAAATTGTATGAAAGCGAATCATCTACCGGTTATCAGGACGATCCCGAACCATTACTGCTAAGTGATGATGTCAAAAACGCCATGCTATTACTGATTGGTCAATGGTATGCCAATCGGGAAAATGCGGTGATTGGGTCGTCTTTCTCATCCCAGCCTCTCGCGGTTAGCGCGCTACTTCAACCTTACCGTATTTATGGTTTATAAGGAGGTGGGATGCAAGCAGGGCGATTACGACACAAAGTCACCTTTCAGAAAAACAATCCTGTTGAATTACCGTCAGGCACTTATGTGGATAATTGGCAAGATATTGCCTCGGTTCGGGCAGAAGTGAGAATGATTAGCGGTCGCGAGTTACTGGCAGCGGATGCAGAGATGGCCGAAGTGACTGTGCGTGTTTGGTTGCGTTATCGGGCGGATATTACCCCAGCATGCCGCATGGTCTACCGTGGGCTGAATTACGATATCCAATCGGTGATCCCTGATGTTAAATTCACACGTCTTGAGTTGTTGTGCAAGCAAGGAGTTTCCGATGGTTGATGTGCGTATTGATTTTGGCGGACTCCATGACGTTTCTAGGGAGTTGGAATTACTTAGTCAGGCAGAAAGTAACAGAGTATTGCGACAGGCGGCTTATGCGGCAGCGAGTGTGCTACGTGATGAAGCCAGAGCGAAAGCCCCAAAGCGTACAGGGAAACTGGCCAAAAACATTGTTGCAGGTAATCAACGCGGCCGTCAGCGTGGTGAGGTCTCGGCAGGGGTTTATGTTCGAGGCACCAATAAAGCGGGAACAAACAGTGATAGTAAGATGAAAGCGGATGATCCGCATAACGCTTACTATTGGCGCTTTCTTGAGGAGGGAACGTCAAAAATGCCCCCGCACCCCTTCATTCGCCCTGCATTTGACAGTAAAGCGGATGAAGCGGCAGAGTTTGCGATCAGCAAGTTAAATCAGGCCATTGATGAGGTGCTGCGACGATGACCGAAGGCGATATCATCCCCCTGTTAAAACCGGTTTTGCCGAACAAGGTCTTTTTTTATGTGGTACCCGCCACGGTTAAGGTTTCAGCGCCTTGGTGTGTTTTATCTATCTATGATATTCCAAGTGATGTGCTCAGTGGTCAAGCAGAAACGATGACCAATATTCAGATCGATATTTATGCCAACGCACTGGATGAAGCGCGGATTATCCGCGACGGGATGCGGCAAGCGATTAACGTATTGAACCCTACATCAATAACGGAGCGGCAATCTTATGAGTCGGACACAAAGCTTTTTCGCGCCACCCTAGAATGTCAAGTTTGGCAATAACTTCAAATTACCCTCACAAGCTGCTTCGGCAGCTTTTTTTATGTCTATAGGAAATTAAAGAATGGCTAAATATGAAAAAACGCAAGGCACCAAAATCAGTGTATCTAGACTGGCGGCAACGGATATTACTGCTGTCGAAACAGATTCGGTGTCGATTGATTGCTCAACGAAAGAAATTAGCTATACGGGCGGTCAAAAGGCCGACATTGATGTTACAACACTATGCTCTACCGAGCAGGAGACCATAAACGGGCTGCCAGCTTCGGCGGAAGTGACTATCAGTGGTAACTGGACACCTGACGAGGGGCAGGAGGTGTTACGTCAGGCGTATGACGACGACACGGTTCATGCCTTTAAAGTGGTTTTTCCCTCGGGTAATGGTTACGTCTTTTTAGCAGAGGTGCGTCAAAATAGCTGGTCAGTTTCCACTGGTGGCGTTGTTAGCGCTTCATTTACGCTGCGCTTGAAAGGTAAGCCAACGCCCGTCGTAAAAGGCAAGTCGGCACCAGGAACGCAGTCTCAACCGACCGGAGGCACTAAGTAATGGCAAAGAAAACCTTAAACTTGCGTGATGTCGCCCTGAATGCTGCAAATTCATTTCGCACTAAAAAAGTACACGTCCCTGAGTGGGGTTGTGATGTTGTATTGCGCGAGCCGTCGGTCTCTATCTGGCTGAAATGGCTAAAAGAGCACCGCGATTTGGGGGAAACGACCGAAATGAGTACGGAAGAGGTGGTGAAGCGTAATCTTGAAACGGATGTTGAGTTCCTGATCAACGTCCTGCTTGACGAAGACTTAACCCCAGTTTTTACCCCCGAAGATAAGGGCGAGGTACTGAAAATTTACGGCCCCGTTCATGCACGGTTGGTTAATCAGGCTTTTCAACTCATTACCAGCACGAATGAGGCAGAAAAAAAGTCCGTGAGCCTGCACTAAAGTTCTTGCTCACCTTGGCCTTACGGCTAGGGAAAACCCTCTCTGAAATCAGTCAGATGCCTGCCAGTGAATTACAGCTCTGGTGGGCATTTGATTCGATAAACCCCATTGGTGATGCGCGTCAAGATGTGCATGCAGCCCAAATTACAGCCGCTATTTTTAATGCTCAAGGGGTCAAGACAACCTTGAACGATACGCTGCTCCGGTGGGATGTCGAGAGTGTGCAGGCGGAGGAGCAAGCAGGGTCGGGATTAGAAGATTTTTTTGCATCATTATCAGGGTAACGATTTTGCTGAAGATTTTTTATGTCAAAACTTCGTGAACTTATTATTAAAATTTCGGCTAACTCAACCAGTTATCAGGCTGAAATCGCACGCGCCAGCCGAATGGGAACGGATTATTATCGTTCGATGGGGGCAAACAGTCGTCGCCTTGAGCGTGAATTACGTGCTCAGCGTCAGGCATTAAGCGACATCAATAGGCAACTAGCCACTGTCACTAACACCGCTAAGATGATGTCAGGGGCGTTAGCGGGCTTCTTTTCGGTATCAACGCTGATCACCGTTGTTGATGACTGGGGGCAGATGTCCGCGCGGATAAAAATGGCATTAAATTCAGTTGAAGGCGATGTCAGTCGTTATGAGGAGCTTCAGCAGCGCTTTTTAACGGTGAGTAACCGCAACGGGAAGGCGATTGAAACGACCCAAGAATTGTATGTGGGTTCAGCTTCGGCCATGAAAGAGCTGGGATATTCCACGGAAAATACGCTGGATTACATTGAATCGTTATCGTCGGTTTTTACGGCCAATGCGACCAGTGCACAACAAACTGAATCCGCCTATAACGCACTAAACCGTGCGATGGTCACCGGTGTTTTAAAGGGCAATGACTGGCATTCCGTCTTAAATGCGATGCCTAGTGTGGTGGGGGATATTGCCAAAGAGCTTTCCCGTATGCGCGGCGGGGTTAAGGTCACAGAAAATGACGTTAAACAGATGGCATCCAAAAGTGGCATTGCAATGACATTATTTGCCAACGCGTTGATTAATGCCAAAGAGGCGAATAATGCCCTTGCGGACAGCATGGATAACACGGTTTCGGATAGTTTCACCAAGGCGACCAATGCAGCCAAATCTTATTTTGGTGAAATTAACGCCAGTTTGGGGATCACTCGTTCCATGGCGGCAGGGTTAGCTACAATCAGTGAAAACTTTAGCAGCTTTGCGACAGCGGCGATTGCGATAGGGGGGATTGGTTTATCGCGCTATATGGGCAATTTGTCGCTGAGTGCGTATGAAGCGGGTAAAAACATGCTTGTTACAGCGAAAAACAATTATGTTTTGAATGCGGCACAGGCGAAAGGGTTAGAGACCACGCTTGAGAAAATTCGAGCTGACAAGGCATTTGCTATTACCACTCAAGAGTCATTAGCAGCACAGCTACGTGCGGCTCAGACTGAAACTCAGCGTAATGCAATACGTCAACAAATGGCGAAAAACTCAGCCACAATCATTTCTCTTAATCGTGCTGAAAGAGCAACTGTTGACGAGCTTACGGCCGCACAAAATCGCTTGAATTTTGCAGCTAGAGCAGCCAGAGGAACCTTAGCGTTATTAGGCGGACCAGTCGGCGCGGCGATGCTAGCGGGCGGGGCTTTATTTTACTTCTCTCAAAAATCAGATGAAGCCAAGGAAAAACTTGATAGCATGCGCGGCTCTGTTGTGGAAACAATCGAGCAACTACAGCAGTTATCAAAAATCAAACTTGAAATAAAGCTTGATGAGCTAAACGACGATATTCAGATTCTAGAGAAAGAACGCAAGCGTCTTTATGGTGAAGCTCAAAAATATTCTGAAACTAGAGCTGCTGAAATGCAGGCAATAAAAGATGGGGGCGGCGTAGGTAAGTTTCTGGCCGATACATTTGGTACTAGTCCTGATGAGTTTTTGAAAGAAAGGAAAAAGGTTTTAGGGGCATTAGAAGATATAAATCAAGATCTTGATGCCAAAATAAAGAGCCGTGAGAACACTCAAAATATTTTAGCTAGTGGTAAATTTGATATAAAACCTGAAAATAGTAGTGAGTTGCCCGTGCCATCACTCACCAGCAACACAGACAAAGGTAAAAATAAAGCACTTAACGATTATCGGCAGTTGCGGAAATCGATTGAGTCTGAACATTTTTCAAGTCTGCAAAAGATACTTGCTGATGAAAAGGAGAACAACGACAAATTAATTGAGTTGAATAAAAAAGGCTACGTCAGTCAGTCTGAGATGAAGCGTCTAGCGCTACTGAATGAAGAAAATCATCAGCGCAAGCGCTTAGAGCTCGCAGAAAAATACAGTCCTTATGAAGCCATTGTTCGCAAAGAAAAAGAAGCCGCCAAGGAGTTGAACGAACTTCGTCAAGCCAATCTGTTAAGTGAGCAGCAGTATTATACCGCCAGCTTGCAACTGCGTAATGATTACATCAAGCAAAAGTTAACCGAAGAAGCCAACCAAAAGGCCTTACCAAGTTATGAGCTTTCGGGGGAAATTGACCCTGTTGTTAAACTGCAAAACCAGCTTAATGAACAACGAGCATTATATGAGGCCTACCGCAACAATGACTTGATTAGTCAGGAGCGGTACCAGGAACTCATGATTGCAGCAACTAATCGCTCGAAAGAGGCTCAATTAGAAGCTGCAAAAGAGCTTTATGGTGCACAGGGCAAATGGCAGAAAATGCAGATGAATTTGTTAGAAACTGTTGAGCAACGCACTAGCAATGCGTTGACGGGAATATTGACAGGTTCTAAGTCATTTTCAGAAGCGTTGCAAGAGCTATCAGCGTCACTGGCTCAAGCTATTATTCAAGACCTTGTTCGAATCGCCATGCAAGCCATGATAACAAATTCACTGACGGGGTTGTTTGGCGGTCTTGGCGGTTCATCAGCGGGGGCGAGCGCGGGAGCTTCTAGTGCAAATACAGGTGCCATGGGGATGTCTATGAGTTGGCAAAGCTATGTGCCTAACGCTAAAGGTGGAATGTACAACACACCGGGGCTTAGCGCTTATAGTGGTCAAGTTATTGACGCTCCGACATTTTTCCCGTTTGCAAAGGGCGGTGTTCCATCGCTGGGCTTGATGGGTGAGGCAGGGCCAGAGGCGATAATGCCGCTGACACGCACAAAAGATGGCTCATTAGGGGTTCGTGCTCAACTGCCTAAAGTTGATATGCCTGTTAATGAAAAACCGGCCGGCGGGAATGTGTTCAATCAAGAGTTTCATATCTCTGGTAATGGTGATGCTGCGCTTGAAGCGGCATTAAGAGAGGCGGCGCGACAAGGGGCAGAAGAAGGCGCGGCAAAGGCTAAGGCTGATATCATGCGAGATTTTCAAACAAATGGTAAATTGCGTAAAACGCTAGGGAAATAAACATGGACATTCTCACTTGGCCTAAAGAGTTGGAGCCATCATCCCTTGATTGGCAACTGATTAGCAACACCAAAACCTTTATTTCGACGTTTACTGGGAGCGCACAAACAGTGCGTTTCCCTGGTAGCCGCTGGCGCTGTGATTTAGCACTCAATAACTTAACGGATGATAAATCGCGGATACTGGAAGTTATTCTGGCTCAATTAGATGGGGAGTCGGGGCGTATCAGGTTATTTGATTGGGCAAGGCGTGGTGTTGACAATGTGGGGGCGCCTGTTGTTAATCAACCCAATCAAACAGGGCGCTCTTTGTTAACTAAAGGTTGGATACCCAACTCGTTGGTGCTAAGAGCTGCCGATAACATCACAATAAATCATGAGCTTAAAAAAGTAACCTCTGACGTGATAAGCGATGCGGAGGGAAATGCAACTATTATGTTTTCCCCGATGCTTCGCAACTCCCCTTCAGTAGGTGAAAAAATTGAAGTGCAAAATCCTTATGGCATCTTCAAGCTAACCGACAATAATCAAGGTCGGCTGCGTCGGGTGCCGGGTATTTTTACATCAACGACACTTTCTTTTGAGGAGGCGCTTTATTGATGAATTATCATCCTTTTTCGAATGAAATGGTTAAAGCGATTAATGAAGGGTGCTATATCGTCGTCGCCGCAAAACTTGACCTAAAGTCCGGAGTAACACGGGTGCATACATCGACGGGCAATTTAATCATTGCAGGTGAAGTCTATCAAGGTGTGGGGCAGTTTGGTGCTATTGAGACGGTATCAGAAGAAAATACAACTAGCCCTCAGCAACTTATTTTATCGCTGAGTGGCTTTGACGCTTCACTCTTAGGCGATGTAATGAACGAGCGAAGTCGAGGGCGCGAAGTTAGGATAATGATGGTTGCGCTTAATGAGGACGGGCAGCCCGTTCTTGCTGAGGTGTTATTTGCGGGGCAGATTAGCAATATTGGTGTGAGTGCGGGGGATAAATGCGAGGTGGCTGTTACTGTCTCAAATCGATTTGAGCGCTGGTCGCAAGGGTTACCGGATAGGTTTACTGACGAATCGTGGTCAAAGCGACACAATGGTGATCGTATATTCCGTTATGTTGCTCAGATGGCTGAAAGGGCAATTTACTGGGGAAGCAAAAAAGATGCTCCTGTATTTATTTATAAGTGATCTGAACCCCCGTTATTTGATTTGTCTCTATTTTATTACGTTTATGGGTTTGGTATGGTTATTACACCGCTAATGTATTAAAAACAATCGATAGGCTAGGTATCTGTGGTGGAATCAAATACAAAAAATATTGATAGTGACATGATAAGTCACATAGAGCGAATTTACGATGATGTTGTTATGTATTGTACGCACAAAAAGACATTTAATAGTGAATTGCTATGTAAAGTATTTGAGTTGGACGAGCGTACATGCAGTGAACTTATCACAACAATGGTCATTAATGGGGTTGTAGGTGATATTGGTGATGATGGGGTGTATAGGGTTAATGATAAGTATAATCATAGAGATTACTTAGTAATGAGTAACGCGGCTAAATACGCCGGATCTCAAATTAAGCGCAAGGAAAAAAAATCAGGTAATTCTGGAGCTCAAATTAAGAGCAATGAAAAAGAGTCAGGGGGTGGAGGAAAATATTTCGCGCTATTAGCGTTAATTGTTTTTTTGGTGTCTGTTTATTTTCTTTTTAGATCGCCAGTTTCACTATTATTACTTGTGCCGTTATCGTTAATTGTCGCTGCTTCTTGTGATAAAGTGGGGGCTATTGCCTCATCGATTGGTGTTATTGTAGTTTGTGTTTTTAGCTTGATGTTTGTTAATTCGTCAACCCCTATATTTGGTGAAGGATATGAGGCAAGGCTTAAGGCTGAGGAGCTTAAAGACAGGCTAAGAAAAGAGGCAATAGAAGAAATGAATCAAATCTCGTTTGGTGAAAAACGATTGAGGAATTCACTCAAAGATCCGGCCTCTGCTGAGATAAGAAGCACTAGGCTTGGCCGTTCGGGGGCCGTTTGTGGGCAGGTAAATGCAAAAAATAGCTTTGGTGCATATACAGGCTACAAAAATTTTATTCAAATAGGGCAGATGTCATTAATAGACGATGGTACAAAAGGTTTTTCTGATGAATGGCTAAGTTTATGCAATTAATTTACATAATTTAGCCTTTTTTATGGAAATATTTATAAACACCCGCTTCGGCGGGTTTTTTTATGCCTGGAGATAATCAAATGCGCCACATCAACTGGACTACTCGCCTCCCTCAAACCTTACAAAAAGCAATGAGTCGCCCTTTTTCATGGGGTGAACATGATTGCTGCTTATTTGCGGCGGATTGCGTGATGGCGATTTGTGACTTTGATCCATGTGCAAATGTACGAGGTCGATACAAAACCAAAACAGGCGCAGCGCGGGTGTTGAAATCCGAGTTTGGCGATATTGAGTCAGCACTATCACGCTTCTTTATTGAAATCCCCGTAAATACAGCAGGTCGCGGTGACATTGTTCTGTTTGAGGGTGACGAAGGTAAAACTCTTGGCGTGTTGTGGGCGAATAAAATTTGGGCAGTTACTGAAGAAGGGGCTAGACCCGTAAGGCATCAACCAGTGAAGGCATGGAGAGTGGAGTAAATGGGTAAAGTTGTATCAAGTGTTGTTTCGACGGGTCTGATGATTGCTGGCGTTATTGTTACTGGTGGACTAGGAACAGCTTTAATTGCAGCGGGCATTGCTGTTCAGGCTGCTAGCTCAATGCTCTTCAAGGATAAATTGCCTTCCGGCTATCGCGACCAATCCGAACGCAAACAAATATTACGCTCTGCTGTAGCACCAGAAACCATTATCGTCGGTAAAACAGTGTGTTCAGGGCTGCTCTTTTTTGCCGAAGAAGAAAAGGGCGATCAAACAGAAAACGAACGCTTATTTATGACACTAGCCATTGCAGCACATAAAGTTGAGCGAATTGGCAAGATTTGGCTGAACGACGATTTGATTGGTGAATTCGGCGATAAAGCGGATTATGAGTTTCACAATAGCCGCACGGATTGTGACCCATACATGTTAAAAAATGCACCTAGCTGGAAAGAAGACATGATAGGGGATGGTCTTGCATGGTTACGCTTAACGTCAAAATACGACGCTGAAAAATTTCCATATGGCATGCCGAACGTCAAAGTCGAAGTGTGGGGAAAGCAAATCTACGATCCACGCACTGGCAAAACAGCATGGAGTAATAACGGGGCGCTGGTTATTCTCGATTACTATCGTAGCTATTTAAGTGTGCCCGATTCCGACATTGATTTTGAAGCGTTCAAGGTCGCTGCTGATTTATGTGATGAACTAGTGATGACCCCAGAGGGAAACACAGAACCTCGCTACACAATCAACGGCGCTTATGAGCTTTCAGAGTCGCCAGCGTCAGTGCTTGATCATATGCACAAATGCATAGCCGCTGAGCCAACCTATGTGGCTGGAAAGCACGGTATCTTGATGCAAGCGTACAATGGGCCTGCTGTATTGCGTATTGAGCCAAATCAAATCATTGATACGGTCAATATCACGCCAGAACTAGGGTTACGTGATGCAACCAATGCGATTTACGGTACGTTTGTCGATGCAGAGCAACAATATATTCAAACAGACTTTGAGCCTGTTATTGTTCAAGAGTGGGTTGAAGAAGACGGATTAGAGATAAAAGAGAACATTGACTATCGTTTTATTGTTAGCCCGTATCAAGCCGCAAGAGTCACAAACTTGTATCTACGTAAAAAACGTGCCGGTCGTCGTATTCAGTTAAAGATGAATATGGACGGCTACGCATATAGACCAGGGGATGTTTGCTTACTTAACTTGCCCCATATCGGTATACAGGACTTTGAGTGCCGCGTGGCTGAGTGGAAGTTTCATCCACAGGAGGGGGTCGAGTTACTGCTCGAAGAGGATGGGCCACATATCTATGAAGACATCATCGGCAAGCCTTTTGTTAGACCGCCATTTACTGTTTTGCCGACTGGCGGGGTGGCTCCTCCGCTTAACCTTGCTTTTGTGGCCACAAATATCGGTGAAGTTGTTCAGGGTTATTTGAGTTGGCAATCAGCGGCTGCAGATGTTCGCTATAACACAGTGAATATTCTTGAAAATGGCAAGGTTATTCAATCGATTCAAGTGCCGAGTGACCGTGTTGATTTATCTGGCCTTGTGCGTGGCTCATATCGTGCCGAAGTTCGCTCAATTAATGCGGCTGGTGCGATGTCTGCCCCAGCGATTGTGGATTTTGATATCCAAGCTCCACCTAAACCGGTCAGTGTTGAAATGGTTGGCGGCATGTTCTCACTAACTTGTATCCCTCATGGCGGCGAAACAGCGCAACATGGCTATACGTTTGAATTCTGGTTCAGCGATAAAAAACTGGCCAGCACGAATGATCAGGACGTCACAACGAAAGCTAATCGCCAAGGTCAGGGGCAATTCTGGACAAAGGAGAATTTAAAAGCTGGCACTGATTATTGGTTTTATGTTCGAACCGTCAACAGCTACGGTAAGTCACCTTTTGTTGAAGCTGTCGGTCAAGCCAGCGGAACGCCAAAGGATATGCTTGATGAGTTAGGAAATAATTTCCTGACTACCGAAGCCGGCCAGAAAATGCAAGAGCAAATCGACTTCAACAAAGACCAAGTCGCTGACTTGAAAATTGACAGTGCAGTCTTTGAGCAGAAAATCATCGGTATTGATCGCGAGCTAGGTACTGTCAATGAAGCAGTAATGATGAACACTCAGTTCACTACTGAATTGCATTTCAGCTTGAAAGAGGAAGTAGCTGATAGAAAAGCTGAGATATTTCGTATTGAACAAGTGCAAGTTACTGATAGAGAGGCCGCCGCGCGCTGGCAAGAGAGAATCAGCGCTGAAGTAAGCTATAACGCTGCTGAAATTCTCAATATCAAAGATACTCAAGCGAGTTATGAGAAAGCGACAGCACAGCAAATCAGCCAAGTCAAAGCAGATCTAGGAGAAACAAACAAAGAAGTCGGCAACATCAAAGGCCGTGTCACTACTGTCGAAACGGCAACGGCTGATTTAAAACAAGCACAAGCGAAGTTTGAGCAGTCAACGACAGCAGAATTCGGGGAAATGCGCGGCTACATTACTAACATTGAAACGTCACTGACTAACATCGAGTTTGCAGTATCAGAAGCGATTATGCAGACAACTGCACAAGTTAATGAAACTAACTCAGAGTTACTGAAAACGAAAGCAGAAGTCACTCGACTTGCAACAGCGACAGCAACAAATGAAAAAGCTACTGCACAATTAGTTGAAAACGTAAAAGCTCAACGCGAACAATCTGAAGCTGAATTTGTTGATGTGCGTAAATCAATCGCTGAGAAAGACAAGGCACAGTCTGAGCGCACAGAACAAGTACGCGCAGAGCTTGGGAAAGATATCAACGCGAACAAAGAGGATATTGATAAAAACAACAATGAGTTATCGAAAATAAGTGCTGTTGTGACTAACAATACACAGTCAATCGCAACACTAGAAGAAACGACAACTCAGATTAAGCAAACTCAACAAAGTCAGTACGATGAGACAACAGCAAACATAGGTAAATTAACTGAAACAACAGCAAGTAACACAAAAGCGATAACTGAAGTCAAAGAGCAGAGTCAGTCTCGCTTTGAAAGCAATGAAGCGACGATTGCAAACATGCAGCAAACAATTGCCAATGCTGAAAGCTCACTGTCTGAAATGGGGATGCAGCTGACAGCGGAGGTTGGAAATCAAGCAATTGAGCAACTGAGAATTAAAGCGTCAATTACTCGTTTAGATACCGTAACAGCTGATAAGTTTCAGGCATTCGCACAGTCATTCGAGAAAATTGAAACGCAATTCAATGATGTCAATTCAAGTATTACTACGCTTAAAAAGTCAGTATCTGACAATGAAAAAGCACAGGCGGAAGTCAATGAGCTTATCAAATCCGAAATTGAAGAGAATAAAGCAGCGATTGAAAAACGTGCGGAGACATCTGTAGATCAGCAGGGTAATTCACGCGCGTACTTCAGTATCAAAGCTGGCGTTCTGCATAACGGACAATATTATGATGTCAAGATGATGATGAATGCTCAGGTCAAAAATGGGCAAGTTGTCACTCAAATCGCATTTGCAGCCGATGAGTTCATTATTTTCAACAATGCTAACGGTCAGTTTGTCACTCCATTTGCCGTTGTAAATGGTCAAGTGTTTATCGGTTCAGGTTTTATTCAAGATGGTTCGATTACTAACGCTAAAATTGGCAATGTCATCCAATCCAATGACTTTAAAAAAGGAGAGAAAGGCTGGCAAATTGATAAAAACGGAAACCCTGAGTTCAATGATGGAACGTTTAGAGGGAAGGTCTACGCAACTGATGGTGACTTCAGAGGAACTGTCCACGCTGAAAAATTCATCGGGGATGTTGCAACTGGGGTCTTATACGAAGGGGTGTCAAAGTATTTCATTAAACAATCTGTTATGTCTATAGAAACATCAATAATCTACGTAGGAAACATGCCGTATGATGTTGATTTGATTATGCCGACAATGCATTTCGCATCTGAGCACAGGGAGCCAGCAATCAATAGACCCTTTGAAATTTCAGTTTTTGCAAATGGAGTTTCCCAAAATGTCATCACAACAACAGTTAATAGTCCAGATACAACGTGGGCTGCAATCGCATCCTGTTATATCAAGATACCGAAATATCAAAAAGACACAGTGATAAAGATACGGCTCACAGGGAGAGGAAATGGCGGCGACAACTCAAACTGCACATTAAGAATCCATCCGGCGCTTGTCTTAGCATGCAAGAGCGCCCCATCGTCCTTTAAATAAAAAATCACCCCAAAACAAAAGCCGCTTAATTGCGGTTTTTTTGTATCAAAATTCGAGGAAAAACTATGTATAACGCAGGAACAGTCACAACAACAGCAAACAGCACAAAATTAATTGGTACAGGTACTAAGTGGAAAGATAACAACTCGCGAGTATCCGCAGAGCAGGTTATTTTAATTAAAAGTGGAACGACGGTTTACATTAACAGTATTCGCTCAGTGCAAAGCAACACAGAGTTAACGCTATCTTTCAATTCACCAGTGGCAGTTAATGCGGGCACATATGAAATCTTAACAACGATGGTGAACTCATTTTCAGATGCAGCAAACAAGATTGTAGCAATGAACGTTGCGAATGTGCAGTTCAGCGATATCTTAAATCGATGGGCGACAGAAAGCGGTACAATTACAGTGACGTTACCCGATGGCACAACACAGCAGCTGAGAACGGCGAAAGAGATGGATAAGCAGCTAGATGGGAAGTTTGATAAAGCCGGAGGGGATATCAATGGCAGGGTAACAGTTAACTCATCAACGATAAGAATTATTGGAACTGATGATTGGCCGGGACTTTCGATTAGGAAGAAAAATGGCGAAGAAGTTAGAATTGAAGCATCAAATACTACAGAAACGTTATTAGATATTTCTTATCGAGATACTGAAAACAAACGACTGAATACCTTTATCATCCCGAGAAAGTCAGGTACGGCAATGACAGTGGGTGAGTATGGTATCGGAATTGCCGCTTCCCCAATAAAAACAGAAGATATCGCAAAAGACTGGAGAACTCGCTTTGTAGCAACTCCTGGGGAGCCAGGTGTTGCCAATAGTTTGCCGTGGGGGGTGGGGGTACATATTGCAGAGAATGCGTATGGTTGCGTATTACATTATGACCCTGCTTCAAAAACACTGAGAACGTGTTCTACAGGGAAGGCTGGTGCAGTCTTAACCAGTATACATACAGTTTACTCAGCAGCAAACACAACAAAAGACTCAAACGGCAACTTAAAAGCCGCATCTCCGATTGTTAAAGTCTTTGCTGAGCATATTGAAACCAACGACGAAGCCGAGGGGGTGACTATGCAGAAACTTGGCATCGGTCATTACCTGATTAAGGGCGTTGTGGGTTTTAATGCAGATGGAGTATGGGGTATCAATAACGGCTTTGTCATTCCTCAAGACCATAACGGTAAAAACATGGTGCTTATTGATTATGAGGTGAGACCTGATGGTGATATTGAAGTTTTTGTCTTTCATCAACAGAACGCTGACCTACCGGAGCGTTTTCAGAACAAGCGCATCAAGCACATAGATAAAGACGGCAACCCTGTTTACTACGAAAACTATGAGCCGTGTGACGTGCCTGAATCGCGCTGGATAGATATGCGTGTCGAAATGCCAGTGAATTCCATCTACAATCTCAAAAAAGCAGAAGCCGAGCGATTGGCGAAAGAGGAGGCGGATAGGCAAGCGGAAGAAGAGGCTGTAGAGCGCTAAATAAGCAAAAGCCCCTATGGTATTTAGGGGCTTATTCTCAGCGCTGACTTAGTTTGCTATCGCTACCTGTCGCGCTGGCTACTTGTCAAAATATTCTATATCTTCCGTTTGGTTTCCTTCGGGGAGCCAGCTATCATCTTCCCAAATCTCTTGCAGCACTTCTTCGATGTAGTCTTTTTTTTCATTCTTTTTTAGTCCATCAATATTTAGGCTAGTATGAGCTCCCCAGCCAATATCCACATTTAATTCAGGGTATTTGTTTTTTAATCTCTTCTCAACTTGAGCTTGAAGCGCTTGAAAGGTGCCGATAGGGAGCTTCCCTTTCATGTTGAGATCAAGTCTTATTTTGATATTAACCATAAATGCTCCTTCATAAATTAAATGGCTGGGTTTATATACAGCAAAATTAACTGTGATTATATACAGTAATTCGATAATGGAGATCAAGGGGTTTGTTAATTTGATGCGAATTGGATTGAG